CTTAGAGATGCCGTTACTACCTGGTATCCAGATAGGCGCACTACCAGTGATGGGTGGATTGGTGATGCTCGTCACAGTGCCAGAAAATCGGATCATAATCCAGACAGCACCGGATGCGTGCGAGCCATTGATATTGATTCTCGGTTGGATTCATCCGAAGGGCTCTCGGTTTATCTGGCTGACCAAATCAGAATCTGTGCGAAAACCGATAAGCGCATATCTTACGTAATACATAACGGCATGATTGCTAGCAGGATTCTTAATTTTAAGTGGCGTAAGTATTCAGGATTTAATAAACATACAAAGCACATCCACGTTAGTTTTACAAAGGCTGGCGACAAAGATGGCAAAGCGTTCGATATACCACTACTAGGGGGCAAAATATGAACATGAAAAATCCTTACATTCTAACAGCTGGTGCATTTCTATCGGCTTGGGCAGCATCCAATTTTGCAGCTGACTATCGCTCAATTCTATGGGCAATACTGGCTGGAGTATTTGGGTATGCAACTCCTAAAAAATGACACTGGTGGAATGGGCATCCTTTGGTGCTGGCGTTATAGCCGTGCTATCAGGCGTGCTAATCGGATTACGTTTTTTAGTTAAAGGCTGGTTAAACGAGTTACGACCTAACGGTGGATCTAGCATGAAAGATCAGTTAACTAGATTAGAGCAGCGTGTTGATGATCTGTTTTCTATTATGAGTAAGAGACAATAAACACATGGCTAATACACGTAAGCGAAAGAAGATCAATAGGCGCGTGGTGCGTAAATCACCCGACCCATTATCTAAGCTTGAAGTGTTTTATATAGCCAAGCATGAGATGTTCAAGGCTGCACGTAAGGCTGGATTTAGTGAGCCGCTTGCCCTTGCATTATTGGATAACGCATCGTCTATGCCCGATTGGGTAGTAGGCGAAGATGGCATTATCCCATCCATACCTACCCCAGAAGAGGATGACGATTAAGCGATACTTAGTAATAAGTGATCTACAAATCCCATTTCATCATGAAGCAGCTGTAAAGAATGTAATTAAGTTAGCACGTAGGGAGAAGTTTGATTCTGTACTGGTGGTCGGGGATGAAATTGATTTTAATACAATTAGCAAATGGGCCGAGGGCACACCTTTGGCTTATAAGCAAACCATTCACGATGATCGCGAGCTCACTAAAGAGATTCTCTGGGATCTAAGTGAATACAGCAAAGAATGTCACATCATTCGCAGTAATCACACCGATAGGCTTTACAACACTTTATTAAAAGTACCTGGCTTAATCAGCTTGCCAGAGTTGCAGTACCCAAAGTTTATGGGCTTTGCCGAAATGGGCATGACCTATCATAAAGAAGCTTATGAGTTTGAACCAGGCTGGATGCTAGCCCATGGAGACGAGGGCAGCATGTCTCAGCATGCTGGTATAACTGCCCTTAACTTGGCTAAAAAATGGGGTAAATCAGTATTGTGCGGCCACACCCATAGACTAGGCATGAGTGCCTATTCAGAGGGCGTAGGAAGCCATTACAGAGCCTTATATGGTGTCGAGGTAGGAAACCTTATGGATAGAAAAAAAGCGTCTTATTTACGCTATGGAAGCGCGAATTGGCAGATGGGTATTGCTATACTAGAAGCCGTAGGAAAGACGCTGACACCAACGTTAGTGCCGATCTCAAAGGATGGCTCATTTACCGTACTGGGCAGGTATTACGGGTAACATCGTTACCAAACCGTTATACAAACTACGCCCTAAATAATCCACAAAGTCGTACACAGGTGCAACACTATGCCTGTACCGCAAAGTTTGCGGGCAGTTAGGGCTATATGGATCTAAAAGAAGCTGGCCTATTATGGGTTGCAATTATGGTTGCAATTATATGGGCTTATGGTATGTATGAAAATGCAAAACAAACACATTACTGGCGAGGACGTAAAGACGGCTGGGACATGCACCGCAGAATGATTGAAAACAAAACCAATGCCGACAACAACTGAGAAGTTATTTAATGAAGCCGTCCAGCTTGTCCAAGAACGAGGTGTCGTTTACGGACACCCGATTTACAATATGCAACGCATCGCTAAAGGATTCAGTGCATACATGGACTATCCGCTCATGCCTCACGACATACCGATATTCAATATCATTCAAAAAATCAGCCGTCTCAATTCGTCTCCTGGACACCATGACAGTATCGTGGACATCTGTGCATACGTGGCGATCTACAAGCTGTGTATTGATGCAGAAAAAGACGGAGAGTTTGACTGGAAAGAAGGTGAGTAATGGCGTTTAACTTAGATGATTACACCACGGTTCAAGAAAGATCAAATATATTTTGGGAAAGGTATCCAAATGGAGCAGTACGAACAAAGATTATCGCGGAGTCAGACACTCGAATCGTTGTTATTTGTAAATTATTTAGGGACAACTCTGACGAAAAACCATTCGCAACAGGTCATGCGAAAGAAGTCATATCGGATCGTGGGGTTAATCGTGATTTTGCGCTTGAAAATTGTGAGACTTCGGCTCGAGGGACTGCTTTTAAGGCGGCTAATATCGGTACTGAAAAGAATGGACCAAGTAGAGAAGAGATGGTCAGAGTAAATGAAAAACAATTCAAGCCTAAATACTCTGCACCCGGATCTAAATCAGCTGCGATGGAAATGGCGTTACATATCGTTGACACACAATCTAGAGACAGTGCTAATGAGCCTGTGCCTGTTGCTTGGGCTATTGGCGACAGCGTTGGGCAAATTGGTGAAGTGGTCTCTGTTAATTTTACTTGCAGGCATGGTGATATGGTAAAGAAAGAAGGCATCGCCAAAGCTACAAATAAGCCATACGCAGGTTATGTATGCACTGCACCTAAAGCCGAACAGTGTGATGCGAAATGGGCAAAACTTACAGCTGCTGGCACATGGTATTGGCCGGATGATTCTGAATCTGGTAAAGGGGGTGAATAAATGGGATATGTAGAAATCCTAAGAGGTGGACCTTACCTGGAGCGAATGGAAAACGACCAGGTAAAGTTCATACCTTCAAATGACTTATGTATAGCTTGTAATGATGACAGGTTAATACATAGTGGTAATTACTTGATTTGTACTCAATGCCAATGTAGGCAATAAGGATATTATCATAATGTACCCACAATTCAAATGTAATGGCTGTAAGGCTAAAACAGAGTTTTTATGGCTAGAGCAATTAGATACGCCCGAAGGCTTTAAGGCGTACCAGTGCATGTCCTGCGGTTGCGTGGGTATCAAGAATATAGCAGAAGCTTTGCATATTCCAGACAGTGATATATGCAGATGCAGTAAGTGTGGTGGATGGAAGTTTCTTATCGTGGACTGCCACACTTGCCAATTGATCGGAGCGAAGTGATGCCAACTTATGAAGACAGCTGTGCTGAATGTGGCACTTATGGATCTATTCACAAATCTTATGAGGATGAGGTTTCCGGTATAGATTGCCCTAAATGTAATTTACAAATGTCTCGCATTTACTCAGCACCAGGGTTAATCTTTAAAGGTGGCGGATGGGGTGGCAAGCAGTGAACGATATGTACATAAATTGTCCAAGATGCAAAGAAAAGAAATCTGTGCTTAAAAGAGAAGTACCAGGCAGCGGTAAGTGGCATGGTTATGGCTGTCATGGTGATGGTTTGGTCTTGCGAATTATTCAGTGGCGATGTGGTTATTGCGTTTATCATAAAGTTAGTTTTAACATAAATAATGAAGATTGGACTGTTTTAGAATGAGCGAGGCTGGCTACGATTACAACTGGATCGATCAATACAATATTGTGCCCTTCTACGACACGCCTTGTGACCTGCGGTTATGTTAATCAATTTGACAGAGCATGCTACCCTGAACAGAAAGCGTTCGATCTTAAATCGAAAAGCTGGGCCGCCAAAGGCTAGGCCCGGAAGGCGCAGAGTTTGGGCCACCCTATTGCTAATTGCATTTAGCAGTTGCTTTTCAAAAGATTATTCCGTTGCAGCTGATACCACAAATCATTATCGTCAGTGGGCTTTCATACAGCTTAATAACTTAGATGAGTTCTATTGTTTAGATTACTTGTATTACAGAGAATCTAGGTGGAATCCTAAAGCCAGGAATGGTAGTCATTACGGCATACCACAAGGTAGATCTAAATGGCTTAGCACTGTTAATGGATATAAGCAAGTAGAGTGGGGTATTAAATACAACATAAATAGATATGGTTCTATGTGTAAAGCATTAGATCATTACAAATTAAAGGGCTGGCATTGAGTCAGCGTGAGTTAGGTAGTGGTAAGTGGAAGAAGCTACGCATTACCATCTTAGATCGTGATGGTTGGCAGTGTGCGGTATGTAACAAGCCAGCACACACAGTGGATCACATCATTCCACGCGTTAAAGGTGGTGATATGTGGAGTCCAGATAATCTACGTGCCATGTGTAAATCATGTAACAGCTCTAAAGGAGGCCGTTTTTTTAGCCACAAGGCGACCCCCCCTGTCTTTCTGAACTCTTCTCTCCCTGAGACAGTCCTAACCGTTCCGGATTCGCCCTTTATTAAACCTGA